TCTTATGTTGTGAGACGGTAACCACTAACCTATTTTCACTATTTCTCTTAATGTATAACATAACGGGTTAACTATTACTCGTTTTCAGGTGGCGTTGTTGGTTCAACGTAATCAATTAAGGGTAATTCTTTAACCCACTGAAGGTCTGAGTATTCCATTTCAATAGTGGATATAAACCAGTTATCGTTACCATCCAACGTTGGATTAAAGTATGTATCAACCATATAAAGTTGACCTACTAATAATTCTTTTTGCTCTTCTGTTAATAAACCTACTTTCATATCTAATATGTGTTTCTACTTAATGCAACCTGTAGTGTATTTACAGCACTACTTAAATTGCTAACCTCACTTGACGTTAAACCTAACCCTACAAATGTGAAGGATTGTGTCCTGTCTGAGTAGTCGTTACCTCCAGCACCTCTTAAGTTAGCGGCTCCAATAAATACCGGATAAACCATACCTGTAATCGGTGAGGTGTTTGGTGCGTTTGTATAAGTTAACGAACCCTGTTGGTAATATCCCGTATCAGCGGCATCCCCTGAGGTTCTACTTATTACTATCATACCATCTAAAAGAGGTGAGGTACCAGGGTTATTCCAACCTGCGTATAACGAACCTAATAAGTTAGCGTTATTCTTACTTCTCAACAACATTTGCTGATTGTAGTATGTTGTTCCAATTTCACACGGATAAGACTTTGTAGTTGCTGTAGTTTGTATATAAGTTCCTAAAGACCCGTTATTTACATCAATGTAATCTAATGGTAAAACGTGAGTATCAGCGTAACCATTTGACCCGTTTGGTGTTAACCCGTCAGAGTCGTGAGTTAAACCTCCGTAGTATGTAAGCCTATAACCCGCATCTGTATCAACAGGGTTTTTACCATTAAACTTATGTGAAGCCGCAGTGCCACCCATGAATGGATAAAACGAGATTAATTTATCCCATAAACCATCTACCATTAACGAGTTATAAAAAGTCCTTGTAGCCGCAGATATTGTAGGTGTAATACCTGTGCCACCAGCATCAACCACCGCCGTTAAATACGCATCCGCTTCAGTATATCCCGTAGGTGTAGGTGTAGGAGTTGGAGTTGGAGTAGGTGCCAAATCTTTAGGCCCTGCAGCCCTAACTACTTTGTGTTTACGTGGGTCGTAGGTATACGGTTTTAGTTTTTCGTTTAACAAACGGTTTTTCTCCTCGTCCGTTAATTCGGGCACCCTCTCAAACTCAGTGTTACGGTATACCTTCTGTTTACCTAAGATACCGTGTTTTACATACTGACCTAACCCCGACTTTCTATTTGGTCTTAATTTACTCATATCTCAATTCTAATGGCTTAAAAAGGGGTGGGCTATATAAACCCACCCCGTTAATATTAAACGGTTACTACGTCCGTTATTGTTGACGACGATAGGGTCGTCATAGGTTCTTTACTATAAGTAGTGATGGTTACAGAATAGCCATTACGGTCACCAAATGCGGTTCCGCTCTCGCCTGACCCTGCACTAACAAAACCTCCGTCAAAGTCAGCACCTAAATACCATATAGTATCGTTGTTATCTTTTGCAAATAAAACAATATTACGGTTCTGTGCCAACAGTTTAAGTTGGTTTCTTTTATCTTGGTCCATTTTGTTCATAACAGCCGTTAAACTCTGTTCAAAAAAAGTGGTTCCATTCTCAAGACTAACTTGGAATGTCTCGGTTAAATTGCTCGTTTGCTTTTGTAACTCAAAGGTATACAAAGCCGATGCAGTAATAGCCGTTAAGACTCCTTCACTATTATAACTTGCCCCAGATACAGTGCCACTCGTTACGTAGATTTCTTTAATTCCACCCGCTGAAGCCGCACAGCCTAATTCAATATTTGATGTGATTTGACATGCCATAATAATTATGTTTTTTTAGTTAGTTTATAGATTTTATAAATTGTTAGTTACAAAGTATTCAGGAAATGCTATCTGTGCACCAATCTTGAAATTTGACCTAACACGCACTTCGTCGTTGTCCTTGGAATAAAAGATATCCAATCTTTCTTCGTCACTCATAAGGTCAACACCTACAACCATAAACTCCGCTGGTCCCATATATACACCGTCAGTATTAATTCCATGCGTGCCAACCACTCTGAAGTTGGTTCCCGGATGCATAGTTACATACTCAGTCATTTGGTCACCTTCAACGATAAAATCTTGGTAATAATTTGACGTTCTAAGGTTAATTAAGTATTTTCTGTAGTTAGCCATGCTCATCCAGATAATAATATCGTCTCTGTCCGCTACTTCGTTAGGGATTAATTCCACTAATTTATCAACCTCAGCCAATGCATTTGATGATGTAATACCTGAAGCACCTACTACAGGCACTACGCCTGTTGTGCCCGTAGAGATTAACGTTGCAAATCCGTTAAAACATGATGTGCCTGTTGTTGACCTCCAAAGTTGCTCTTCTACGTATTTCTGAATTTGTTGCACCTTTAACTGAGCAATAGCCTCCTCAAATGGGACGCTTTCGTTATAAGAGCCTGCGTTTAAGAACGCTGAGGCCCAATAAGAATTTAAGTCACGGGGACATAAACTTTCGTTAACCTTTTTATCACATACCGTAATATCACGCTGAGTGAATGTTGTGCTACCTGAAGAATTCCAGCCACACGCTCCGTCTTGCACGTTAAGTGTTGACGATAAAATGTTAATGGCCTGAGTTCCTTTTACGCCACTCTGCACCATACATAAATCCGCTGTTTTTCCTTTAACTATAGCCTCAGCTAAAAGCATACCACCTACTTCGTCAGTATACGTATTTAACGCGCTTAAATCAAAAGAAAAATTGTGTTTTTTTAAGTTGTTTTCCATTTTAATAAAACTTATTTTTTTTATTTATTTTTAATACCTCTTAAAGCCTGTAGTTTATTAATCTTTTCAGCCTTAAGGGTTTTTGCGTAATCCGCAGTGTTAAAGTATTGTCTTTCACCTGCAGGTTCCGCTGAGAATTTGTTAAAACTCTCACTTAGTTTAGTGTATTCCTCACGGATTACGTTTAACTCATTATTTAGTTTGGTAAACCCTTCGGTAAACACCTCTAATAATTCGTCAATACCCTCAGTAGTTTCGGTGCTTAATTCCACCTCTTCTTCTACTACTTTGGTTTCAATTTCTTTAACGATACCATCTTCCACTGTTACAACCAAACCGTCGGTTGTTTCGTGATTACCATCTGGCGCCGCAACTCTGCCTTCTTCGGTTACCACAAATAGTGCGTCACCCACCTTCAATTCTTCGGTGTCAGTTTCCACGATAGTCCCGTCAATTAACTCGGCGGATACCATTTTAACTTCGTCCTCAGTAACCTCAGCCTCAGCCTCAATTTCCACCTCTTCTTCGGTTTCCATCTCCTCTTCGTCTTCGTGCTCAGCACCAGCGTAGTCAATAGCGTCAATTAAACCTTCTTTAACTTTTACTTTAAGCCCATCTTCCATCTCGTAGTCACCTTCCTCAGCGGGTATGTTGCCGTCAGGGGTAATAATGTAAATCTCTTTTTCCAATTCTACCTCACCCTCAATTTGCATTTCAACACCGTCTTTGGTTTTTAGGTAACCGAATGTTTCAGCACCGAATAAAAGTTGCTTAATCTTTGCAATTGCTTCTTTACTATTCATCTGTTATATTATTTAACAAAAGTTTTATTTGGTTAACCAAGACGTCCTCTTGGTTAAAAACGGCTTTCTCACTAAAGTAACCCTCTACTGAGAAGCCTGCATATTTGCCGGTTTTAATATCACTCCATACCTTAGGGTCGTCGGTTTTCATAGTTATAACCCACGTGCCTTTAGGGTAACTTAAACCCAGCGCATTTGCTTTATCGTCCATCTCGTCACTAACAATCCAACTCTCTACTACGTAGGTATCCTTAGCCTTAAGGTTACTGTGCTCAATGTTGGTTGCGTCTAAACGTTTCTCACGCATAAACTTAAAACTAAGTTGTTTTACCGTTTCTTCACTAAAGTAAACGTAGTAGGGTTCTCCCGTTGGTGACGTTCTAACAATAAGTTTATTTGGAACCAGCGCGGCCCCTGTAATCTCCATTTTATCGTCGTCCATATTAAACGATAACTTAGGTATACTGTTGGCTGTTTTAGGCACACAATTTGGCACCTCTTTACCGTTTTTAATTTTAGTCCCTATAGCCTCGTAACCAGGCCAACACGGGTTAGGGTCAATAAACTCCTCAGTAATAGTTTTACCCGTCTCGTTGGTATATTGTGGTAACCCTGTAGTATCAATAGCCATCTCCTCGTCAATTTGTTTTAACTTTTTACTGGCCCATTCAATACCTTCTTTTCCTCCCCACGCATCTACCATAAGTAAACTACAGTTACCTTCGTAACTCGTTTGTTTCTCAGCGTTTGCTAAGTGACGGCCAAATGCGGACATACGTGCAATAATATCCCTACTAACCTTATCACCGTTACACAATTGCGCTGACCTCGTCCAACCTACACGGGTTCCACAATCGTTATCGGGGTTCTCCTCTTTGTATTTACGGGCTTTACAGGCTTTATCACGTGCATATTGTGGCACGTCGTATATAGCGTCGTCCATCTCTGTTTTCTCAGGGTGTTTTTCACACGGCATGTAATACTCTACACCGTTAACCTCGTGGGTATGGTAACCTTTACACCCCACAATATTTGCTAAGTTTACAGCCTCCTCTTTGGTGGTAAACAACGGGTAATTGTCAATAATATCAACTAAGGCAAAACCGTAACTTTCGGCTAATGCGTCGTAACCGTTGTTGGCTGCGGCAATAGTAGTGGTATTTTGTTGTGGTATATCTTGTGTTTGGTCTAAGTTACGCTCACTACCGGCTTTGTTAATTAACCTATTTTGTGCTTTACCCTTATCAGGGTCAATAGGTGCGTATATTAATTTAACCCACCTGTGACGACAGTTGTAACTTCCCCTCCACTCAAACACGTCGTATGGTGCAAACTGGTCGTTTACGTTACGGTCGGTTAAACTTTGGATATCTTCTATACGGTAAACTAAGTTTTTCTTTAACATTTCACTACAGAAAGGTCGGTTTTTACCGTCTTTAGGCCCAACATATTTGTAACGTATACGTCCAAAGGGGGTATCTTCACCACTAACTTTGTTAGGGTCACTTTTAATTTGCCCTACAAACTCGTTGTTGTGGGGTAACTCCTCCACTTTAACTATTTCCCAACCGTCCATCTCAGCCGGCTCACCTAAAACGGTAATAGCCTCTGCCAATTCGTTTAACTCGTCGTCCGTTAAATACTCGTGGGGTTGTTTTTTAGTGGTAACCTCGTTAAAGGCTAACCAATTCTCCATATGGGCTGGTCGGTTTACCAAAGCAATACCGTCAATACCAACCTCAGGGTCTTGCATTAATTCGTCGTCAATAAGTAACTCTACTATACGCATGCATGTATTGTGTTATAACTCTAAATATAAATTAATGGTAACTTTGCAGGATTAAATAATACTACGTGATTTAACCTGTCGGTCTAATGTTACCTGAGTAGATACGTCGTCAGCAACAACGTAGGTCTTAAATACGGGTTGTGCTTCATTTATAGGGGGTGCTGGTCTCTCTAACTCACCCTCAAATGGTTTACCCCCACCCGCTACGTTTAACGTGCTTAAAAGGGGTGCAAACATTGCCGTAGTTTTTGCATTCATTACACTCTCACCGTTGGATAACATCGTTGGTATACTATCAGAGGTGCTGGTACCAGGCCCTTTTACCATACCACCCTCAGCAAACGACGGTAACTTTACACCCTTAATGTTTTTAACCGCCTGAAAACCTGTTGCTAAAATTGCTGCGGTATTAACAATCTTTGCTATAACGTCAAATGGTGACGCTAAGGTAGACTCTTGACTTAATACCTCACTGACCCCTAAATACGTGTTAATTAATGCGGTTGCTATTGCGGCACCTTTACCTATTCTACTCTCCTCACCGGCAACTTTTATTAATGTATCTAAACCACTAAAAAGTAACTCACGTTTTTGTAACTCAATAGCCCTTTCTTTGTTATACAACGACTCTTTTGCTGCCGCTAAATCAGCGTTGTATTGTTCCGTAATCTGTAATATTTGTGCTTTACTTAAACCCTCAGCCGCCAACTCCGCATTTAGTTTTTGTAGTAATAGTGCCTCAAACTGTGCTAAGTCCTCCTTGTTACCTATTTGTTGTAACCCTAACCTTATATCAATATCCCTACGTGCGTCGTCCAATTTCTTTTGGTCAGCCGCTTTACGGTTAGCCTCACGTTTATCTATTTCGTCTTGCTCTTTTTGCGTAATACTCTCCTCTAAATCGTCAACAGCGTTTTTATATTTACGGTTGGCTGCGTCACGTAACTCTTGTTTTTTATCTTCAGTGGCCGTTAGTTGGTCAATAGCCTCCATATCAGCGTCACGTTGGATACGTAGTTGCTCACGGGCTTTCTCGTCCTCGTCCTCAATCAAATCCAACATTAACTGTTGCTCAAAGTCAGCCAACTTTTGCAACTCTTGTATACGTTTATCCGCTGCGGCTTTTTGCTCAGCACGTTGTCGGTCACGTAGTGACTTTTCTTGGTCAAACAACTCTTTTTGCTTTTGCTTTGACTGTAACTGTTTGTTGTAATACTCTTGCTCAGCCGCAGCCAATGCATCCAAATCTTCAGCACTGGAATCACTTTGGTCAGCCAAGGCCTTAAGTGCCTCGTAACGGTCTTTAGCCAACTGAGCCTCAGTATCAGCCAACCTTTGCTCTTCTTTACGGACGTCCTCTAATGCGGCTAACCTTTCTTCGTAACTTTTATTCTCGTCGTTAATAGCCAATTTAGCGTCAGCAATAAGTAGGTTCTGTTTGGCCCTATCGGTATTAAGGTCACGTTGTTGGTCTTTTAACCTTTGTAACTGACCCGTTAAATCAGCCGCTGCAGTAGCCTCGTTTTTAATCTCATTTGCGGTGTCCCTCCAAAAGTCAACTGTAAATATTTTAGTAAAGTTACTCCAAGAAGAGGTAATAGTTAATAGTCGGTCACGTAATACGTCAAAGGCTGCACTAACACCAGCCATTGCCCTCTCAATAAACTCAGCACCTTTTTTAGTGGATGCAAACGCTTTGTATAGTGCGGTAACCGCAACCACAATAGCCGTTATAACAGCACCTACGGGGTTTAAGGCCAATACTTTTAGTGACTGACCGAAACCCTTAATACCCTGTATTACACCCCCTATAGGGCCACCTATTTCACCGAGGCTTTGACCTAACCCCTGAGATTTAATTTTAGTTTTCTCAAACTGTTTCTCAGCGTTTTTTAGGTCGTTGTTTAATTTCTTAAACTCCTTTGACCCTAAGGGTGCTTTGTTTAACTGGTCACGTAAACCAGCAATACCCTCCTCAAAGTCGTCAATACTCTCAGCAACCTTAGTTACCTCTTTTTCTACACCGTCGGTGTTTACCTTTACCGTATATACAAATTCTTTCTTAGCCATATCCTATTACTAAATATATATTTTATCTCGGGCAACTTTCACAACTAACGTGCTCAGTATCAACCTGTCCCACCTGCGTTGTTTCACACGGCCCAACAACCTCAAAACATAAGTCTACTATACCCTGTAGTTTAACTACTTTACCCACCGGTATAAAGTTAGTGCTTCCTACACACCTAACGTCACCAGGGTCGTCACAATTAATCACCTCGTAACTATTTGGTGCCGGCACAAACGACGGTGACGGTGTTGGTGTTACCGTAGGTGTTTTAGTATTTGTTGGTGTTGGTTGTGGTGTTGTTGTGCGTGTTGGAGTTATACTAACCGTTGGTGTTACCGTTGGTGTTTGTGACGGTGTAGGTGTTGGAGTGGACGGGTAACACGGCTCAGTAAAGTTTACTCTTAGTGACCCACCTGACGTCCTGTAACCATATGCACTACACGTGCAGGCTGTATATATTTGACCTGCACCTACTGAGTCTGTTGTAAGAATTTGTGTATCACAATCTCTATAGGTAACACTAACAAAATAAGGGTTCTCGTTCTCCCACTCGTAGTATATACAGTCACCACAAATACTCGTTGGTGTAGGTGACGGTGTTGGTGGTGGTTGTAACTCGTCGTAGGGTTCTATACCAACGTCGTCAATACTAATACTACAGTCACAATCCGTATATGCGTCACTTATATCCACAAACTGGTAGGTATACCCACTGTTGTAGTTACCTGCGGTTACCGTATAACAAATACCGTCAATATTAACCCTGTAGTCTTTTAGGTAATAAATACTAAAGTTGTGGTCGGTAGATGTATGTAGGTCAGTTCCACCCGTGCAGTTAATAAGGTCGTAATACCTAACACGGTGACCTTCATATTCACGGGTTAACTTAATAAGTTGCACCTTAGCCAACGTTTCGTTGGTTAGTGAGACGTCCGTAATCTTGTTAATACGGTAATAGTTACCGTCAACAAATATTTTCTCGTTAAACTTAAGGTTTTTAATCTCCTCAGGGGTAACGTAAATAGTTGCACCTAATAAACGATTGTTAGGGTCAATAAGGTCTTGTATGTAATCTTCGTAATAAACCTCGTAAAGGTCTTCATATGCAGTTAAACCATACTCTAACGGGTTAATACGGTCGTTTTTATTCCATACCGCAGCATGTGTTAACCCACTAACCCCAAACGGGTATGTATTAAACCTGTTGTTACTACTCCAGTTGTATATCTTTGTAAAACTCATACTATACCACTGGTGACCTGTCCTAAAACTTTTAATAGGTAATAGGGGTTGCCTAAATAGTAACTTTGGTGGTGTTTTATACGGCTTAAATTGCGTAAACGTTAAACCGTCCTCGTCTTTGGTTTCTGTGGTATAGTAGTTAGGTATGGTAAAACCAAATATACCTTTGTTAGTATTTAATACCTCGTCCAACTGACCGGCAAATATATTGTCAAACTTAGTTACGTTGTCACGGTAATCGGTATCTAACTCTACCTGGTTACTTCCAAATACACGGTTGTTTAACGCCTTAAAGTTTTTTGCGTCACTACTACTATCGTCACTGTATGCATAGTCTAACGTCCCGTTAATAATGTTGGTTAGGGGCTCCACTGTAATAGGTTGTGACCTATCTATTTTATCACTCCAATCCAACGTTGGCCCTTTACCTATCCAGTCAATAATAGGCTCTACTATTAACGTTGTAGGGTCGTCAGGGTCAGGTATTACCAGTAGGTTAAACAGTTTGTTAATACCACTAACAAAATCCAACTGTTTAATATCGGGTTTAACAAACTCCAACGTGGGGTCGTAGGTGTTACCTACAGTATATGCAGGCCCCTCTATTAACTCTACATTAATTCTTGTAATCTTAATAAGTGACGTATCACCTGAGCCAACTATACGGTCTAACGCACAATACGGAGAACTGGCTGTAAACCTTGCGGTATTAATCTCTAACTCAATCTCATTATTTAACGACGTATCACCGCTGGCTACTTGAAAGTTAACTGAAGCAGATATTGTCCTACCACTATTCCAACACGGAGTAGTAGGGTATAAAGGTGGTGTAGGGTCAAAGACTCTTTGCACTACCGCAAACTGAAAAAACCCGTCGTCCTCAGCCACGTAGTCAAAGTTAACTTTTAGTATGTAGGTGCCGTCACGTGCTAAAATCATTGTGCCGTCGTTAAAGTATATGTTGTCAGTATCCACCGTATAACTACTTAAGTCAAACCTTTGGTGCTCGGCCGGAAAAGGGTTAGGAAAAAACGGTCCTTCTTGCCAATATAAAGGGTCACAAATATAGTTTACTGACGTTGCTGTTGTTGCCCCCGTTTCTCCAAATGCAAACTGAGCCTTAACTGACTGCACGGGGTATAGGTCGTCGTTACTAACCGTTAGTGGCATGTAATACCTATTAAAGTATGCAGTATTAAAAAAGTCACTTTTTACGTTGTAACCATTCTCCCTAAATATGGACGTATATAAATCTTTAATTTTAAGTGACCCCGTTAGGTATATACTTGGCACCTGACGTGCTGGTATCTCAAAAGGTGGCACCCTATCACTATCCCAGTAATCCAAAGTATTAACGTTATCAGCCGGTGGTTTCTCCCACTTTAATCTTGGGATAATATCGGCGTTTACCGACTGAGTATCCGTCTCCTTATCTGTTTCGTAAATATACCCCCTGTTTAATAGTGCAAAATATACGTTACCGTTTAACTCCGCCTCACTACTGTTTTTTGCTGTTAAACTTAGGTCAGGGTCACTCTCGGTATTCTGTATAAGCCTTAAAGTAAAAGGGTATGTATCTACTATATACTCGTTAGGGTCAGTGGTGTAAAGTTGTAGGTCACTAAGGTATTTATCTTTGATGTTACTAACTAAATCTCCCACCTGAGAGTAAAAGGTAACGTTGTAAACCACGTCAGTATTTGTGCGGGTTACACTGTTTAACCTAAGGTAACCTTTGTATAACTCGTAACCGTTGTAAACCAAAGTAGACTCAAACTTTTGCAAAGGGTTATAGTCAAATGTGCTACTGTTGGTATCGTAAAAGTGGTTAAAGATATCATTATTGTTTTTACTACCGGGTAACCTAAAGGTTTTACTAAAAGGGCTGTTTTTAGTTGTTATATCTTGCACCTCGTTAAAGGATACCTCTACTTTAATATCTTCGTCGTTAAAAAGGTCTAAGTATTTTAACTCACTGTTTACTACGGTTCTAATTTGTAACATTAACCCTGCGTTTTATACTGGTTTATAGGTGTATACTCCAACGTAAAACCGTATTGTGCGGTTTTATTGTAACGGTTTTTATATTCTGTTAGAGTATTTGTGTTTACCACTACGGGTAATAAATACGGGTTGTAACTTTTCTCTGTTTTACCCGTCCAATCGTGGTCTAAAATAATGTAAACCTCAGGGCTCATAAATAAATCCTCTAAGATTACACGGTCGTTATCGTCCAAATACCACGTGTTTACCGCCATACTCTCAGTAATACTTTGGTCGTATATGGTTTTACGTCGGTTACTACTTAGTAAAGATAACATATTTGTATCAGTAACCATACCCTTATCAAACGTTTTACGGGTAATATTAGACGTTTTAAGGGCCTTTCTATCCAAAGTGTATGTATCCCATACCCCCTGACGGTTTAAGAATACTACGTGTATAGGGTCACTTAAACAACTATCCTCTTTAAGGTAATATTCTAACACCTCACTATAACCAAAGCCGTCGTACTGGTATTCTCCTATTGCGTCACTTAGCCAGAAACATATTTTACCACCGGCAATGTTAGGTTGTATTTGATTCCAATACAGTATACGGTCGTTTTGCGGTGTTAAACCCGTATACCCTGTTTGCGTAAACTCGTTCTCGTAAACGTTAATATAACTATCTGTGTGAGTTACACCCGTGCTGTAGTTTAATACACTCACGTCGTTGTTAAACTCAAAGTCAGGGTTACTACTTAGTAAACCATTAAACCAACTAACTAAAATAGGGCACTTAGGGTGGTGGTAACGACGTCTTGCCCTTTGAGTAATAATACCAGGGCTTAGGTCGTTAATACTATATAACTCGTTACCCGCTGTTGTTAAAAAGTTTGACGGTTGTTGCTCGTTAACAGTAGTCCCACTTATAAGGTAACGTTTAACCTCCCAGTATTCGTGTTGGTTAATAGGTGTTGTATCCGTCCAATAGGTATTGTTGGTTAGGTATGGTGTATAAGACCCCTGCGTTAACGTAGTGCCGGGCCAAATGGTTACAGCGTCAGGGCTAAACTTAGGGTCAGCGGTTTCAGTAACAGGGTAAAACGGCCCCTGTAAATCATCCCAGAATTCACCGTTATATGTTATAGTGTAATATTTACCACTATATTTCTCACTAATAGTAATAGTTTGACCCGACGTATTTGGTGTAAACGGTGCAGTATTAATAGGTTGTGAAGATTCTACCGCAGGGTTAGTTACTGCAACCGCAGGGCTGTCACTAACAATATCCACTCCCGTTGTAATACTTTGACCTTCAGGTGCGTTACCACCGGCGTTATACCAGTATAACCTATCTATTCTAAACTCCACCTCAAAGGTGGTTGCGGGTGTTGTTGCCCCCGTAGATATATCCACTACTGTTGTGTTACCACTCGTGTATTGCTCACCAACCATAACACGGTAATCCCTAACGTGGGTTTGTATGTTATAGTTTGTATCGGCGTTAAATGCGTTTGACGGTGCAATACCTTTGGTGTTGGTAATAAGTCCGTAAGATGTAGTGCCTGTAGTGGTCTCACTCGTGTATTGTGGTTGCTCACTTCTCACGTTACCCTCTACGTAGTTTTTAACTATATCTTGCACGTCAATAATACCTTTACCGTAGGTATTTGGTGCCACTAAAAGTCGTGTAATCTTTGTAGGGTTTGCCGTAGTAGTATCTACGTATAAATCAAATATATAACGGTAATCTGTTTCACCGCTAAGTGGGCTACTAACCGTGTAAATATGTTGTGTATTAACAGGTGTTAATTTTAGGGGTTTTTGCTCTATATAAATCATTGCGTATTTGGTTCTATTAAGTTGTCAAATAGTTGGTTTAACATTTCGTCAAAGTTATCCTCAAACTCTTTCTCTATTTTATCGGCTATACGGTCAGTTGCACGTCCATAAAACCCGTTAGGGGTAATACCAAACTTAAATATGTTACGGTTAATACCAAACGAGGCTTCTATAGGTAAATTAATACCAGGCTTTCTTAACCACTGTTGTATTGCGTCAACGGGTGCATATTTACCAGGTTTACGTCCCTCGTCTACCACCTGCCAATAGTCAGCCATAAGTATTGTTAACTGTTGTGTTTGTGGGTTGTATTGTGACTCAATACTCTCACTTAAGTTACTTCCAAAGGGTGACCTACGCCTCATACCAGCAAACTCACGGTTACGTTTGTTTTTTGCTTTCCAATCAGTCCCATCTTTACCTTTGGAGGCATAAGCCCTACCGGTATAACCTGGTGCACTCAAACGTTTACGGTTTAATTCCTGTCTAAAGTATTTGGTAAACAGGTTACCGTATTTTACCATAAATGCATTTAAGTCAAAGTCGTCGTCCATTAATCAAAGTTGTTATAAGGTGCAATACAACGGTTTAACGGGTTATCTAACACAATACTTATATCTAAGTTCCAACCCACTAAGTTATCCGTGTAGGCCTCGTTAAAAGCGGTAATAGTGGTTGGTAACTCTAAGTCGTATCTCCCCTCGTAGTCACCCTGTGCGTTGGTAACACTATACTTAAACTGTGCTAAAATATCCTCGGCAATTTGTAGGGTATCACTCCATAAATCTTTCTGTATATCGTAACTGTTGTTGGTATCCATGATGTCGGCAATAATAATATTAAACCCGTATACTATTTCTTGCTCACCACGTGTTACGTCACTCGGTATTACATACATTAACGGGTAAATAGGTGGGTTGTTTTTCTCGTTATCTTTACCGTCAATTTGCTCCGTCCAAAAGACCAGTTGGTTAATATCCCCTGAGGAGAAACTGTTAATTTGTTTGTGGTTTTTTGCCAACTTTGCAAAGTCGTCAATAATGTTTCTATAGTTTAACATTCTTTCTTAATTCTTGCTCTCTTTTATTGTTTAATACAACGGTATATGTTATAAAGTTAAATACCTCAATATGGTTTAATTTGGTAACTTTTTCCACGTTAAGAATATTCTCCCCGCTGAGCGCATGTATCGTTGCATACCAACCAAAAGGGTTTTTATTTTCCGTTTGGTTAACCTCACCCTCAGTATCCACCACGCCTTCTGGTGGATATAAAAGCGGGTATTTTCTACGGACATATTCACCATAAGATAAAAAAAAACCGTTGCACCTTTTACATACTTAATCGGTAACTTATTAAACCTCTCGGCGTTTTGCTTTACGTTAGCAATATCGTAGGGTAAATAGTTACCGTTATCGTCCAACTCTCTATACAACATTGCCATTAACAAATTAAGGTTTTTATGCCTTTCTGCTATAGGTTTGTTTAATACGTCCTCAATATCAATATACTCTCCAAAGGTAATATTTGGTAAATCAATAAACCTGTAGTTACGGTCAGCAAAGGTAAAGGTCTCCTCAAACTTATCACTTTGGTTGGTAAAGTAGTTAATAATACCATCCGCTGCGTTAATAATACTACGGGGTGAAGCCTCACGTATCTCGTCCAAACTTAAACCCGTTACCCACGATAATACGGTTAACGCTAAATCGTAATCGTTAGCGTATTCTTTTTTTAACATTAACTCTTGCCAAATATCAATTGTTGGTTCGTAAACGTTAAACGTTTTACCGTCGTATTTTATTTGTTGTAATACCTCCATATCTATAAATATATTTAATTTTATTCTTTCATTTTAATACACGTAATAAGACCCTGACGTTTTCTTTTGTTTAAGACAGTTATAGGCAATAGCCAAACTTATTACTGTAT